CGTGTGTAGCACCATCGTCTACATGAACTCCAGTGACGTTTGTTCCTGTATTAGTGGTCTGGAATTTAGATGAGTTGTTATAAAAAATAGATACAGCACCATCTGCAGTACAGGTTAAATAATCTTCATTACCAGCCTTATTTCTTAGTTTTAAATCTTGAGACTGTAAAAAAGAAGTAGTACCATCACTTTTTATAATTAAATCAATACCTGTACCTATATTTACAGCTTTACTATCAGGGAAGTTGAAACCAGCACTATCCATGGTGAAGGTTTGAACACCATCTGCAGTAAATCCAACTGTTCCACTACTTACAGAGTAAAGACCAGTGTTTGTATCCCCTGTAAAGGTCATTGATGGGGCTGTAGCCGATCCCGCAGGGAACTCTGTACCTACTGTGACGTAATCTGCACCAGCAAGAATTACACCAAAGAATGCATGTCCGTTAGCTGGAGCTGAACTAAATACAATATTATTTCCTAATATTTTGAAACCTGCACTACCTGTTGGATCTGGTTCCTGAATTACACCATTAACTGAAATATAAACTTGCTGAGTATTAATTGGAAAAGGTACTGGAGCAGCTCCACCGACTAACAATGCAAATGAAGTTGCACTTCCGTTAAAGCCCGAACTTATATCATCAATTATTTTGTTGCCTGAATCAGCAACCTGTAGATCATTCCCAATATACATTTGTATTTAGTAAACCTTATATCCTCTATTGTATTTGAAGTCTATTTATCTATTCCGCTTCAAATTTAGTATTTGGACCATTTGTTGTAGGTACTTTTGGCCAAACGACACTTCCATAATCACTATAAGTCTGTGGAATGTCTCTTAAAGTCTGTCTATAAGCAGACCAAGCAGCCTGATCAACAGTACAACCTGGTGTCATTGTCCAATCAGTAGTACGTATTAAAAAATCTCTTTTCTTACGAATAATCTCCCAACTTGTCTCATCTAACTTTAGAATTGCCTTATCAAACTGTTTATCAATCTCGACTTTAATATCTTCAAACTGTCTTTGAAGAGCCCCTATATCTCCGAAAGTAGATAAGCCCATGACATTAAGTCTGATCTAAGTAACTAATTGTCAAATCTAAAGCAGATGCCGTATCTGCACGACCTCTTAGTACATCACTAGATTCGAGAATAATCTTACTTCCTGTAATCAACTCCAAAGAAGATCCAGCTGGGACTGGTACACCCTTCAGTAGATAGACATCATCGCCACTATCAGTGACTAGATAGAGGTCAACGTTGGCACTAGTACTTGTTTTATTAGCTACAAGTGCATTTAGAATAATAAGAGTCGAAGTGTTACCAGCAGTTACTATGTTGGCGTTCGTACTACTTACAGCATCCGTAACCAAGCTAGATTTAGTTGATTGTTTGAAGGTATTTGCCATATCAGCCTAAAGCGACGATGAGAGCGATGTTGTCGTTGGAATTAAACAGACCATTGACAGTTAAGCTTCCTGTAATGGAAACGTTACCTGGCATGGTTACTGAGCCCGATCCATCTATTGTAAGCTGAGCAACACCTCCAGTAACTAGTGCTACCTGATCAGAACCAGGAGAATAAAGTCCTGTATTTGGATCACTTGCAAATTTAAGAGCGCAACTTGTTAACGAACCGAGTCCAAAAGAAGCATTGGTGCCATCTTCTCTTAATAATGCTATACCTCCACTAGTAGAGTTATCATGAACAACACAGACTTTTTTATCTGTATCTACAGTGACTTCTCCTACTGCACCAATAAAGGTGGAAGTTTGATTTGTTGATCCTCGACGGAATTGTACTTGGGTGGCCATAAGACTATCCTAATGCAACTGCTATTGCAGTAGCGAAACTTTCAGTTGCCATAGTTCCAGAATCATCTGGTAATGTAATAGTTCGATCCGCAGTTGGATCAGTAACTGCAAGAGTAGTTTCGTAAGCGTTAGCTGTGGCTCCTTCGAATACGAGAGGACTAGCTCCTGTAAATACAGCACTAGTAGCAGTAACTGCACCTGTAATTGTAGGAGCAGTTAATGATTTATTAGTTAAAGTCTGAGATCCAGTTAGAGTTGCCACTGTGGAATCAATAGCATAAGTAACTGTTGATCCTGTAGCGCTAGTATCAATTCCAGTGCCACCAGTAAGAACTAATGTTGCTGAATCCAAATCAATAGATATTGATCCAGAATCAGATTGAACATCTAAGTCCTCAGCGGTAACTTTTGTATCGACATATGCCTTAATACTTTGCTGAGTAGCTAAATGAGTAGCCGAATTACTCGACATATTATCTTCATCTTTAATAGATGTTCCTGATATGGCATCATTTAAAACAGCACTGGTTAAAGTTTTATTTGTCAGCGTATCTGTAGTGGCCTTACCAACAAGTGTATCTGTAGCATTTGGAAGCGTAATTGTTCTATCTGCAGTCGGATCAGAAACGGTCAGAGTTGTCTCATGAGCATCAGCAGTATTACCTTCAAAAATAAGATTTGAGTCAGTAAGAAGGATACTAGTAGCAAGAGGAGCAGTTAGTGTCTTGTTAGTTAGAGTCTGTGATCCAGCTAGCGTAGCAACTGTGGAATCAATAGCGTAAGTAACTGTAGTTCCTGTAGCACTGGTATCAATACCTGTACCACCAGTAAGAACTAAAGCCTCTGAATCTAAATCAATATCAATATTTCCAGAATCAGTTTGAATATCTAAATCTTCAGCTGTTATCTTCGTGTCTACATACGCCTTAATACTCTGCTGTGTAGCCAAATGACTAGCAGAGTCACTAGACATATTATCCTCATCCTTAATAGATGTTCCTGAAATAGTACTGTTTAGAACAGGACTGGTCAGTGTCTTATTTGTTAGAGTCTCAGCTGCATCTATTAAAGATAGTGTTCCGCTTACGTTTGGTGCAGTAAGAGTTCTAGTAGTACTACCCGATATTCCTGAACATTCAAAAGCTAATTGTTTTGTATTATCTGAGTTATCTCTAATTCTGAATCCACTATCATCAGTAACTATGGCAGCTGATGTGATAGATGTTACACCAGTAATAGTTGCAAGACTGCTTCCTAGAGCAACACTTGAACTACCTATCGTTACAGAGCTATTAGCTAACTTGGCGTTAGGTATAGCATTTGTTCCTATCTCTCCAGAGGAATAAGTTAAACCGGAACCAGAAGCAACACTAATATGAGCCCTAACTTCAGAAGCGGAAGGTCCTGTATATGTGATAACACCTGTTGAGTTGTTATAAGCAAGACTTCCATCCCCACCAGAATCTGTAACTGAAATAGAACTGAGAAGAGCGACCGTACCAGTTGCATCAGGTAGAGTTATTGTCCTATCTGCTGTTGCGTCTGTAGAGGTTACTGTCGTCTCATATGCGTTAGCTGTAGAACCTTCAAAGATAATATTTCCACTGCCAATGCTGATTGTATTAGCGGCATCTATAGCTCCTGCATATAATGTCGTACCTATTACTGAAGTCGAAGTTACAGAACTAAGTCCTACAAAAGTAGTTACTGTTGCACCAAGACTGACACTAGTGCTACCAATAGTTACTGCACTATTTGCAAGGTTACTATTTCCAATCGAAGTAGCACTCGTTAATACAGTTCCAGTTTCATTTGGAAGCGTAATTGTGCGATCAGCTGTTGGATCAGTAGCCGTTAATGTTGTCTCATAAGAATCTGCCGTAGCCCCTTCAAAAGTCAGTCCACTGGTTGTTAACTTTAAAGAGTTGGCAGCAGCATCTGTACCTATATTTAACGTTGTGACATTACCAGTAGTTGCTGTTAATGTAGCTATCCCAGTAAAAGTAGTAACAGTCGCGCCCAGTGCAACAGCAGTGCTACCAATGGTTACCGAACTATTAGCTAATTGAGCATTAGGAATTGCACTTGTTCCTAATACACCTGTAGACGAGTTATATGTTAATCCCTCACCCGAAGCAATACTTACAGAACCCCGTGCTCGTGCAGTTGTGTAGTAAAGATTAGTATTCTCAGTAAGATCAGCTGTTGTATTTCCACCGAAATCTAACTTATCCGAAGAAGTATTTAACTCCTGGAATAATCCACTGACTATTACAAGTGACTTTCTAGTTGCCATACCTCAATCCAACGCAGTTCTGCATATATTTCAAAAGAACTGTTATTCTATCTATCTTACCAAGGATATAGCCCTTAATTTCTAACCATAGGTGCTTCTATTTTGATAATTAATTGAGTTGTACTAGATGCTCTACCTACACGGACTAGATATTTATCACTTCCAGTTGGAGGTGTTGTAGTTATACCACCCGCGCTTGCCCCAGATAAATAGTAATCACTAGCTCTAGTCAGTCCTGAAGAGGCTAATTGACCAAGAGTTACACAGTTTACTGTTTCTCCTGTCAACTTCGAAGTCTGAGCAAACCCTATACAACTTGCTTTATCAACAGTATCGTTTGCTATTGCTTTACCTACTTTCCCATCACTAGAACGTGAATATAAAGCCTCACCTTGAGAGACATCTTCAAATGCTGGGGCTGAAAAACCGATAACAGAGTAAACTTGCTTACCAGCTATTGTTGTTTTCAAATCAATCAAGACCCCTACTAAACCTTCAAAATTCGAGTCATAAGGTTCTTGATCTTTTGCGCCTGACATTAATCTAACCTGATAGGTGGTTCTATACGGATGCTAAAAACAGAAGTTGTTGCACCTTCACCTACTACTACGACAGCTTGACCAGAAGATGAAGGGATAGTAGTTGATATAGCTCCTGCAGTTGAAGCACTTAAATAATAAATATCTCCTGGATCAACAGTACTAGGCATTGTTTTCACACCCGTTGTAATTACTTTACATGTACCTGAAGCAGAAGTCGCTGCATCAGCAAGTCCAATAACATGACAATTTTCTAAAGAGCCATTAGCAGCACTAGCTTTTCCTACCTGACCATCTGCAGCTCTCATATATAAAGCATCTCCCTCCGCTACATTTTCAAATGCAGTGGCGTCAAAACTTAATCGTGTTGGTGCAAAAGTAGGGAAGCCTTCTTTTAAATCGATTAATGCATCTACTAGACCACGATAATTAGGTTCATAAGGCTGTCTAGTTTTGGTAAAAGAGTTTGCATCTAACAGATCAACCATGACTGTTATAGCCCCTTCTACATTTGGTTCGTATCCTGTAGCCATAATCTTTACTTACTAAGTATCATTTTAATTTGTAAACTCCCTTAGAATAGAAATATAGGTAATTAAAATGTCAACAGAAGTCCTAGCAGCTATCATATCGGGAAGCATCGGTGCTTTCGCAGGTATAACTAGAGCACTCACTAATTTTAATAGAAAACTAGATAAACGTTTTGAAGTAATTGAACGTGATCTTGATAACCTACAAAATCGTGTTGTTTGTGATTACGTGTTAAAAGAAGACTTCCTAAGAGAAATGCAAGCAGTTCATAACAAATTGGACCGTATTCTCGATCATCTCCTATCTCAACGCTAAGGACCTATAACAACCCAAGAGGTACTTGCAAGTAAATAGATAGTTAATTTACTAGTGGACGTGTTGTAGTGCAATTGACCATCTACAGGATTCGCTGGATAACCTGCAGCAACTGAAGCAACAGCTTTTACCGTTTGCCAAGCTGATCCATCAAAGATTTTGTGTATATGAGTACTGGCAGTATCTAACCATGATTCACCTTTACTAGAAGATGTAAACCCAACCGCTGAAGTATTAGGAGCTGTAGAACTTATAGTTATTGGACCAACTTTAACTAAACCTGTCGAAGGAGAAGCAGTGTTGTCAGCAAAAAAGAGTCCTGGCTCCCCTGCATTATTATTAATAGCCAGCTCAGCAGCACCAAGTCGAATAGGAAAAGGCCGGTCATAAAGAGTACTCGAACGACGAGAAAGAATTTGTACCGCCATAATTAAACGTTAATGTATAGATCAGAATCAACAACTACATCCTGATCGGTAATAGGATTGTAAGTACTACTATCTATTGTACTGTTCGAAGCCAATACTTCAATAGGAGTACCGTTAAGGTATTCTCCTGCATCTACAACTCCTGCTTCAAAGTCTGTACCATATTCATCAACAGGTTTATCAACTATTCCTAGTTTTATATCTTCTAACAGCGTTGGAGATCGATTAAACAACTTATTAATCAACGTAATCATTCGATTAGTAGTATTAACAGCTTTTCCACTACGACTTAAATTGCCATCAGCGTCACGCTTCAAACCATCAGTAAGAGTCATTCCAATAAGTGATGGATCAAAATCTGCGACTGATTGAGGCTGATTTCTGTTCCCAGTAACATTTTTACCACCACTCCAAGGTGTATTCTGCTGAGTTAACTTCAATAATTCAAAAGCACCCTCTAAACGCTCCCTTTCTCTCCCAAAAGTCTTCTCAAACTGCTTTAAACCGTCCCCAATAGGCTTATCACTAGGTTCAAGCAACCAAGAACGCACATAATCATGCTTTTTTAGGTTACTAACACTGCAATAACCACTAGCAGACTCACTAAAAGGATAAATAACAGTAAAACTATTCGGATCAGGTACTGACGTGATTGTATATTCGCCAGAAACTGCATTTCCACTTGTAAAAGCTAATTCAACCTTAGTATCGACTTCCAAACCGTGATTATCAACGTTAATAGTGATATTTGGACCAGTCTGAGTGTATTTTGCCGCTAATTCAATAGGTTCGTTGCCTTCATCATGAGTAATGGCGAACATAGCCGCATAAATATGCTTACACCATCGTGTTTGGTAATACATTAAGCTTTGAGCATCAGTATCTGATGTGTCTTCATACTCAGGCAGTTCATAAAAATTATTAATAGCTACAAAACCGAGATCTCTGAAAGTACCTGGAATATCTCTCTCATCACTTAATGTTCCATCAGGCTGTAAAACTTGTCCAGGTTTTGTGGACCTTACTGAGGTACGAGGAAACTTTTTATTAATTAAATCGCTATATAAATCGTAACTGTCACGTCGTGCAAAATCCTGACAAGAACATTGCCAACGTAGTTCAGTAGTTAAATATCTACCGATAGTAAAACCTCTATGAGCAGGAACTACAGTTGATGTTTTCTCATCAGCGGTTGTTGCTCCATAACTATCCTTTCTTTGAAAAATTATCTCTTTTGTAGCAGCATCAAGTCCTGTAACCGTGTAACCAACATAGTTTTTATAATCACGTCCACGTAATAATCTACTAACTGTTAAATTTCCAGACGTAGTTCCACTCGTTATTGTTGTTAATGTGAATTGAGTAGTACTGGTAACAGTAATTGTATATCTACCAGAAGCGACGTCGCCACTAGCAA